AGCGGAGAAACATACAATATAGGTGCAGACAGGTTTTACAGCATAAAAGATGTTGCTTATACGGTTCAAAGGGTAGCTGATAAATACAATTATGTTGGTAGAGTTGAACATGTCGAACCAAGGAACGAAGTAAAACATGCTTTCTGTGATCATGAAAAAGCAAAGAAAGAATTAGATTTCTTCGACAATACAGACATTGAAACCCTAATTGAAGAAATGTTTACTTGGGCTGGACAAATAGAGCCTAAAGAAGTAAAATCTATAGATTACGAAGTCGATAAGGGCGTTTACTCATACTGGCAATGAAAAGAAAAAAGAAAGTTTTAATAACTGGAATCTTAGGTCAAGACGGTGCAAATATGGCCGAGCACCTACTTCTTGAGCATAAGGAGGATTATAAGGTTTACGGGATGATGCGTAGAAGCGCGAACCCAAATTTTAAAAATACGCACAAATTCAAAAATCACCCAAGCTTTGAATTTGTAATAGGAGACCTTACAGATCAAAACAGTTTAGATAAGATAGTTGAGAGCATTGAGCCTGATTATTTTATTAATTTTGCAGCAAACTCTTTTGTTGGTGTTAGCTGGGATATGCCTCTCCATGTTATGGATACAAATGCTTCTGGAGTTATAAGGTGTTTAGAGGCTATTAGGAAATTTAAAAAAGAATGTAAATTCTATAGTGCTGGAAGCAGTGAAGAATGGGGCGATGTTGACTATTCGCCACAAGATATAGAACATAAAATTAAACCTAGAAGCCCTTATGGAGCTTCAAAAGCTGCTGCGCGACATATTGTAAAGGTTTATAGGGAATCTTATGGCATGTATGCAGTTCACGGTATATTATTTAACCATGAAGGTACTAAACGTGGTGAAGAGTTCGTTACCAGAAAAATTACAAAAAATGTAGCTAGAATAAAGAAGCAGTTATCCGATCCAGAATTAAAAATAACCCCTATGGAGCTTGGTAACTTAGATGCGAAAAGAGATTGGAGTGACAGCGAAGATTTTGTTAGGGGGGTGTGGCTAATGCTCAACCAAGAGGATTCGGAAAGAAGAGATGAATTTAACAAAGCTTTTGAAAACCTTTGGGAAAACTACAAAAATCATGGTGTTGCTTTAGGCGGGTCTGATATAGAGGGGATAGCTAGAGAATCAGCCATTCCCCTTATTAAAGATTACATTCTTTCCAGCGGAGAAACGCACTCTATACGCGAGTTTGTTGAAAAAGCATTTGCTTATG